GACGGCTTCGCCTAGTAATGCAAAAAACGGGCGGGCCGGAGGCCCTAATTTTAGGCGGGCCGCCGCTTGAAGTAACGTAGCGTTTACTTTTCCTCTCATCTAGTAAAAGCAATTTAACTTTCTTGCGTGTAGGATAAACGCTTCTGTTATACTGAGTAGCGTGGCGCGCGAAGATATGTTTCCAGCACCTAGCTCTGCACCTCCTGGGAGCCAAGATCCTACCGACCGGTACCAGATCAAGAGAGGGGATAATCTTACGAAGATTGCCCAAAGCCGCCTTGGGCCTAACGCAAATCCCAAAGATGTGCAAGCGATGATTCAACGCATAGCGAAAGAAAATGGAATTACTGATATCAATCGCATTCAGGCTGGAGCTAACCTGCGTATGCCGGCTAACGCTGTACCACCCTCGGCCCCAGCCCCTGGCGCAGCACCTTTAGATGAATCTTTGGCTGGAGCGCCTAAGCCTGGTATGCCTTTACCTTCAGCTCCACCGCCACCTCCTGCGGCTATGCCGTACGCCGGGCCACGTGGAGGAGAAATCCCGAAGCGTTTCCCAGTACCGATGCCCGGTGCAGGACCCACCATTACCCCTCCAACTGCCGGACCGGTTACTTCTCCGGGTATGGCCCCTAGGATGAGCCTCTCTCAAGCGCAGATGGATGAAACTTTAGGGCAGGGGGCTTTCTCCCCTAGGATGAGCCTCTCTCAAGACCAGATGGATGAGCTCTTAAATCAAGGGCAGTTTCTGCCAGCGCCTATGCCCCCAGGAGTGATAGCAAACGGCGGAGGCATGGAGAATGAACCACCACTAGCGAGCATCTACGGATATCCTCCAGATATTGGGGGGCAACCACCACCAGTTAGCATCGATCCTGCAAGGGTCGCGCAGATAGAAAAAGAAAAAGCTAGATGGAAACAAGGTAAGAAATACCGTAAATAGTAACTAAAAATAACGGCCTAGGACAGACTCTACACTAAGCGTCCTCTTTCTTTTATTGTTCTTCGCAATATCCCTTTTGAGTTTGCGTATCTGATTCCACATAGCTTCGTTTTCTTTTGAGATTTTTCGCGTCTCGGGATTTTCTTCTTCGGCTGTTTCTGAATGCCACTTTTTTACGAGAGGGGCCACGCCTGTAAAGTGAGCCCATACGCATAGAAGGTCGGCCATTACACAGTCATCTTTTTCACCCTCGGGTGCTCCATACTTTCCGGAGTTGTTTCTGTAAATCTCCCACTGGCGGAGCGCCGTACGATTTAGGATCAGAATTCTCTGATGCCTTACAGCGTCTTGCCCCGCAGATACTAAGAGCGGTTTGGTTCTAGGGTTTGTGTAAAAGCCAAGCGCAAACGTATCACCTATACCGTCGCCGCCGATACGTTCAGGGTTTTCACGCATGTAACAGTTTGTGTAACCCATACGCTGGATGTATAGACACGTAGCATTACCCGGCGGATTGGCTTCGGGGATAATGAATGCGTCGTTATACTCGCGGGCTAGAAATACCGCCATACGTGCAAGGTCATCCGCCTGCGCTTTATTGATAACGCGGGCCACCTCCTGCATATACTCAAGGCCTTTACGCCACCACACAGAGATTACGGATTGATCACCATGTGCAAGGCCCGAGGCTGTATCCACTCCGATGATATACTGCGCGCCGGGCTTTGGCCCGATGTACTGAATGCACGTAGGCTCGTGGCCTGTAGCGTATCGGTGGCAAAGTTCTTCGGTATCTACAGCGGTTAGGTGGCCCTGCCAATGCCACAGCCCGAGTTTTTTGGCGGCGGTATGCATAGCAGTAAGAGGCCTAAGACTAAACGCTGCGGTACCGGATGTTACGAATGCGTCGTGTGGCTCTGAAGGATACTCTTGATTAAAGTAATCCTCCGGAGACATTTCCGTTTGAGCGGTACACTCCGAGCCTATCTTATATCTGCGCCACGCTAGCTGCTCCGTCGTTACTTGAAAGAGCTGGATGAGTTCTTGTTCGCGTGGAGTTAAAGAGCTTTCAATCGCATGTCTTTCGGATTCGGTAACTGGTAGTTTATATTCGGGGTCCTCGTACCATCCAAAGAAGAAACGGAATTTACCGTTCCAGTTTTCAGGCAGCCGGCCTTGCATTACTGCTTCTATTTCTGCCGCATTTGTATAATTATCATGAAACATTCCGCCGATACCGTTGGCCGTAGACTCCTCGTAGGTTTCCTTAAAGGGTACTGTTGCAGCCAAGGCCGCCGATACTTCTGACTCAGATTGATAATGGGCTTCTTCTGAAATGTGTACGTAGTGGAATGTAAAACCGCGGGTTGTACCTTTAGTTGATTTACCCGCAGAAACTACGTGGATTTGAGAGCCCCACTCTTTGGAGGTGTACTGGTCTTTACCCCAGTAGATGTTACGGTCTGTACACCTATCGATGTGCTTTCGATAGTCGATGCTGTGGGGCTCCCACTTTTCGATAAAGCGTTTAGAGATGGACGCGATATTTCTAGCCGAACCGTTTTCGTGCGCCATGATAAGGCAGTTGAGATTCTGCTCGAACTCGCAACGCCACAAAGCCCGGGCCTGTAGATAAGTAGAGATACCAACTTTACGAGGTTTGAGAACAACCAACTGGACTGGATACTCTGAGATAGGTACCTCTGGGTTTTCTTTGTTGAGCTGGGTGGTGCGGCGGATGTTGTAAAGCTTAATGAGGTCGATGGTACGCTGGAGTTTTTTCTGCGCAGCGTTGAACTCGAAGGGTTTAACCCCAACACCGGAGGGGCTATCCCGGTCTACAATCCACAGCTCGGCTTTACAGAAGATTTCGAAATTCTTACCGTATAGTTCGCGGGTTGCCTCTAGTTCTTTCTTCTGTCCTAAGGTGAGACCCCAGGCGTCTGGCGCTGGGCGCTTATCGTTTAATCCGTTAGGCCGGCCTCTTTTCTTATGTCCACGCTCTACCTTAGCTGGCCTTCCCACGGGTTTAGAGTATACTTGTATCGTGGAGTTTTCTCAAGTCTTATGCCTATGTCTGGTGGTAACTTCTCCGCTACAACTTTGGCTAGTTCTGGCTAAAATCGAGAAGTTACACAAAGATACCCTTAAGTATCTGCACGACACCATGCAGGTAGGAGGTGAGCCGGTTAGGTTGGTTGAGCACCGCGCAGAGATAGCCGCTGAAAAATTCAAAGATGAGCGGGATAGGAAAGCATACCTCCAAGAGGAAATGCGCCGCCGCGTTACCCAGGCCATAGGTTAAGCCATGGCTAAGAAGTTTAACAAAGACACAGCTAGGGTTATGCTGAAAGAGATTGAATCTCTGAAGCAGGATGCTTACGACTCTTTCTTACTTCGCAAAGATGAGCTTCTAGAAAATTACGCGATGTATCTTGGAGCTCAACACGTTGTGATGGGTGGCCAGTTTCTGGACGATGGTAACGGTGAGGCCCTCGAACAGCGTAACGTTATCCGCCCAATCATCAGGGCTGCATCAGCTACGCTCCTGCGACAGAAGGTAAACCCAGAAGTGCCTAGCGTACACGGCGACCAAAAAGCGCGGGCCATGGCTGATAGCACAGAGCTGCTATGTAAATCGTTCATGAATACCGGCGTGTTCGATTACGATGAGATACGTAACTGTATCGACTGGAGTCGTATTACTGGTTTGGGTTTCGTTAAAGTTTGCTGGAACATCGACGGCGGCCGGCCTCTTGAGCAGCCGATGCTTAACGAGGAAGACCCAGAAACTAACGAATTCGGAGAGCCGTTGGTTGAGCAGTTTAACGAAGGTGAAGTGTCAATTGAGTTTGTACCTACTACGGATTTGCTCATCGACCCTACAGTTCGTAGCAAGAAAGAACTTCGCCGGGCTGGGGCTTACGTAATCCACCGCAAGCTTTATCCAATCAGAATCCTAGAAGATAGATTTCCAACGGATATGTTCGAAGAGCCTACGAAGGGGAGGTTTCTGAAAAACCCTCAGGCACCTTTCGAACAAGCCTCAGGATTGAACGAGTCTTTCGCCAGCGGTATAGCATCTGCCGCAGACGGTAACGTACTCGCGGAATTGTGTGAATTTTGGGAGAACCCCTCCCGGAAATATCCAAACGGCAGGCTTTGTATTTTTAGCGGCGACGTTATCATTTACCTAGGCCCGAACATCTACACCCCGGCGCGAATACCTTTCATTCCTTTGAAGGGTGACAATAACGTGCCTACCTCGTTATTCGCGGCTGGCGCAATCGCAGACCTCAAACCGATACAGCGGACTATCAACCGCGTAGCCAGTAAACAACGTGAGTGGCTAGACTCAATTTTGAACTCGAGAATCTGGGCGCCTATCGGTTCAGGTGTAGACCCAGAGAGCCTTACGAATATCAGCGGGCAAATTGTCGAATACAACAAGGGATACCAGCCTGAGGTAGATAGGCCGCCGGATATTCCAAGCTCTATGTTCAACTACGTAGAGGACCTGTCCATGGCGGCTAAACGCGTGAGCGGTTACGAAGACGTAGCACAGGGCGGAGTACCTCCGAACCTTTCTACCGGTAGAGCCATCGCGTTCGCCAAAGAAAATAACGAGCAGATGCGAATGCCTGAGCAGATGGAGTATACGCAGTTTTGCTTGGATGTTTTGCAACACTGCTTGTATGTAGCGAAACAGTTCTATAACGAGGGCAGGCTGATTCGCGTTATGGGCGATGAGGGTAAGTGGACGCTCAAAGAGTTTAATTCCGAGTCGTTCGATTTCGGTAACGATATCGTGGTTGAAGTATTTTCGGGCGGGCCTACATCACACGCGCTGCGGTTTAGCGAAACGCTCGAGATGTATCAAGCTGGAATTCTTTCAAGTGACGACCCTGCAGCTAAAGCCGCGCGAGATATTCTACAAGACGATAGCGTTAACAAGGTTACTTTCGAGCGCTCACCCGAGGCTAGAACCAAGGCCCGGCGCCATATACTTACGGTGCTTAAGACGCCGGAGGAAGATATACACGTTTACGCCTGGGATGATCACGAGGAGTACCTCGAGGTTATCAACCGTTGGCGGCAAACTGTAGAGTACGAAGAGATGGACCTGTATCAAAAGAAACTAATCGATACTGCGGCAGAGCAGGCCGAGTACTTCTTAGCGCAGCAGACTGCGCAGATGGGTCAAGATGCAGCTACTCTACAGGGCGGCACTACAGCACCAACGCAAGGCCCGCCGCCGGAAGCGGAGCCTGGGCTGGAGAGCCCTCCGGATGGGGGCAATAGCCTAAACGCACCGATGCCGGAACAATCTCAGGAAGAGCTAGTTGCGCAACAAACTGGTAGTGCTACACTTCCTGGGCAATAGGAGGATACATGTCCGAAATTGAAGTACCCGCTAGCTTGCCAGAAGCTATGCGCGAAGTTTCTAAATCTAACTCCCGAGAATGGGACGGCCAAGATGCAATCGACGCAATTCCTGGGGCTAGGCTCGAAGCGGAAAAAGCGCTGGCTCAGGAATATCTGGAGGCTACCGAAGAGCAACCACCAGAGGAAGTAGCGGAGCCTGCAGAGGAAGAGGCGGTAGAAGAACCTTCCGAAGAGGTAGAAGAGCTCGAAGCCACGGAAGAAAATGCGCCGGCCTTGGCTGAAGAGCAAACTCCCCGTGCTACACAACGTATTCAAAAGCTCGTGGCTGAAAAGAAAGCCGCGGAATCTAAGATGGAGGCTCTACTTGAGCGCCTCGCGCAGGCAGAATTGGCGCGACAAGCGGCGGAACAGCAACGGCAACAGGAAGTTGCTTACGAACGCCAGATGCGGGAGCTTGAATATCAAAAGCAACAGCGAATGCGCATGCTGGAGGAGGCGGGCTTCGACCCTACAGATCCTCGTAACCAGTACATGATGGTTGTCGGCGATGAAAATCAAGAGCTTAAGAATAAACTGTCGATGATTGAGCAGCAAATCCAGCAACAACGCGCAGCGGAAGCTCACGCAGAGGGCTGGCGCGTCTACAACTCCAATCTGGACAGAGCTCTTAAGTCTACCCTCGCAGGCCGGGCCCTGGATCCAGAGACAGAAGAGGTAGTTCGCAAAGCGGTAACCGCTATGGCCACGGTTAATAACAGCGCGGACCCTATCGAAGAAGTTCGTACAATTCTTAAGCCGTACTTAAAGGTTCTGAAACCCGCGGCGGGTACTGCTCCGAAGGCTCCGCAACAGGCAGCTAACGCTCAAGCCCACCGGGCTGTAGCACTAAAGGGAACTACGGGTTCCCAAAAGGCTGGCCAGAAGGCCGGTAGTGCTAAACCCTCCAGACCGACTTTGGACCAGGCACGGGAGATGCTTTTTGGGTCTGCAAAGACGGAGTGGGACCGCTAGCAGCTAACACCTTCTGCGCAAATTCCAGCACATCTTCGTGGCTCCACCTGTTTTTGCACACGTTATACATCAAAACCGCTATCACTACATTGTCCTTGGTATAGCCTAGTCGGGAATCTCTGCGCTCTAGGCTAGGAGCCCAGGGGCTGTGAGCATCAAAACAAAAGGGGATGCCGGTAATCTCACAAACGCCTTTCTCTAGTCTGAGTGTTAGGTCTTCTGAGGATATATCGAAGGGGAGTTTCCATTTTAAGGCTCGCTTTTGGGCGTCGGCTACTAGACGTTTGGCCCTGCCAGCGGTTGTGTTTCGATACCTTCGAAATCTACACATGCTAACCCTACAATCCAGTATGTTATACTATCCATGAGCGCAAGCCGCGGTTAGGTGTTTCGTCTCCAGCGCGTTAGTCTGGCCCTATTTGCGACGAAACGCTCCCGACTGTAGCGGCGTACCGGCTAAACAGGCGAACATTGGTCGGAAGATTTGATGTTTGAACTGTACTTTAGGAGGTACACCACATGGCATACGGCAGTACAGCTAGCTCTACCGCACCAGCGCTAACTAGCATTAACGAATACGCCCACGGAGAAACAACTTCCGCTGGCGCAATCCGGTCTAGTTTTTATGGCCGGCTCAAAGATTTCTATCTCCCCGCTTGGGACGATCACATTCACGAGGAAGTTAAACTCGCGAAGGTTATCGCCAAGAAGAAAGGAACCATGGGCGGCGTCCGCGCTCTAGGCTCCGTGATGAACGCGCTCCCACAGAGTGCAGGTATCGCGCTTCTCGAATATGATGCGCTACCTGTTCCGTCTTCTTCGTCCCATTTCAACCCACAGCTCATTTCGCGTACACTGTTCAGCCGTTTGCGCTGGAGCTTGCAGGTCCGAAATGCTGCGCGGGGTGGTGATAAGGCTGCATGGGCTGAGCCGCAACGCGAGGACATTGAGGGTGCCCGTAAACAGTTCGAAATTAACTTCGAGCGTATGCTGTTTCTTGGAAACCGCGATATTCTCGGAACCGTTAGCACGGACGGTACAACGACCCATCTTATGAAGGGTCGGGATACGCGTACGTCGAACAGCGAATTCCGTTTCGCTCACGGCGTACACTATCTTCGTCCGAAGATGGCGGTTGCACTCGTTGAGGATAGCACCGGCTCGGTTGTTACCAGCGGTGGTACGCTTAATGATCCAATTGATAACACTTACATCCGTTTCGTCTCTAGCGTTGACGCTTCAGCGGAATCCTTTGTTCTTACCGATACGGTCGGCAGCTCTTCCGCTGTAGACTGGAGCACTGCAGGTGCCGGCGACGCTGGAGCGCTTATCGTTCCTTGGGGCTCGCGGCGTGTAGCTGCAGACCTTAGTGGTACGGTCGACGCTAACACGGACTCTAAACTCTCGGCGATGAACGGTCTCGGTAACTTGGCTGTTTCTAGCTCGGAGAATACGTACGTGTACGGCTTGGCTCGTTCTAGCTACGATTCGCTCAACGGACGTATGTCTCAAAACGGTGGAACGGTTCGTGCCTTCGACGAACGCTTCATCTCTTTGGCTATCGACCGGATTGCGGATGAAGGCAAAGGTGATGACCCTGACCATATGCATATGCACTCATCGGTTCGCCGAGAGTATGTGCGGGAGACGCAAGGTGATCGACGCTTTGAGCCTGTACAGCAGAAGAAAGGGTTTAAGAATCTCGCCTTCACCGCGAACGACGTGATGCTTCCTATTGAGACTAGCCGCGACTGCCCTCCGGGTAGCGTATTTATTCTTGATTCGTCCACGTTCGGGTACTTCGAAGAATGCCCGATGAAAATGTTGGATGACGGTATGCGCTTTGTGGCAGACCGTGCAGCGCACGAAGTCGTTATGGTTAAGTCTGGTAACGTGGCTTGCGTGGCTCCGTTCAACAATGCAACGGTTGAAGACCTAGCTTTTTCTACCACTTCTCTAACTGCATAATTGAGTTAACGTGTTGACAGCCTGCATGTCTTTACTTATGGTGAAGGCATGCAGCTTCAACACATCAATCCCACAATCTTCCCTAACTATCTGGCTTCCGATGAAGGTAAAGTATTCTGTAGGAAACCGAACGGTTCTCTTAAAGAGCTGAAACCCACGCCTAGGAGCAAAGGCAAGTATTTGTGCGTTACTTTGTGCGGGCCGTTGGGTCATACGTTGCTACCTATCCATAAGGCCATCTGTATGGCTTTTCACGGAGATTCTCCTTTTGAGGGGGCTATAGTTCGCCATCTGGATGATGATCTTATGAATAACAGCGCGGATAATTTAGCCTGGGGGTCGCATAAAGATAATGCAGAAGACAGAGTTAAAAACGGTAGGCAGGTCAGGGGCGCAGACCAGAGACACGCTAAACTGAATGTGGAACAGGTACTTTCTTTAGTGTCTGATTACTCTACCGGATTATTTAACCAGAAACAGTTAGCTGACAAATATCAAATCTCAGTAACAGGAGTGTCTCTGATTATACTTGGCAAATCTTGGAAACACGTAGATAGAGTACGACCCAACTCCCGAGAGGTACAATCTAAACGCATGTTAGGTGCAGGTAACCCATCAGCTAAGTTAACTTCTGAGCAATTCGAGGAAGCCTTTAGATTACGAGAGGAGAAAGGACTCTCCTATAGAGCAATAGGTAAGCTATTTGGGGTGTCTGGAACTTCCATCCACAGGGCATATAGGAATCGAAAAAAGCTGCTATAATACCTGCATGAAGCTTTCCGTTACCATCGCGGCCTTGGCGGTTTCCGGTTCTGTATTTGCTCAGTCCCCTGGGGGCGGTGGCATCTCGTCGAAAGACGTTATGCCTGAGTTGCGTACGCAGACCTTTCACTATACGAGCACACAATTGCGCATTGTGGATGAAGACGATAAAGACAAGAACGGCAACTTGTTTTTCCGAAACACTACGGAAAATAACCTGGCTGGGTACAATGGTATCGTTGGAAGGATTGCATACGCCGCGGCCATAGACTCGTCTAGCGGATTCAAGCCTGGCCCTATCCCTTCGAAGCTCAAGGTTTTGATTATGGACGGTAATGCGGATGACACCTTGACGTGTACCAATGTGGTGGTTTACGGCTTCGACCAGTTCGGTAACGCCATCAAGGACAATAGTATTACGTCTCTTGCCGAAACAGTTACGGAGAATGCGGCATCTATGACCACTAAGGTTTTCGAAAAGGTTACGCGCGTTACCGCTACTTGTGCAAATGGAGACTCTAGCGATTTTCTTATGCTCGCCTCTTCTTGGAAAATTGGCTTGCCTTTCAAGGTCTCAAGTGCCGAGGCCGTTAAACGGATTTGTTACTCGAAGGTTACGACACCTATGACTTTGCCTATTGCTGGAGTACCCCCGGTTGCTACTGTATGTCTTAATGGCGCTTCAGCGGATAGTGCAACGGCATTTGATAATGCTGGATCTGGCAACCGCGTGGATGTTACAAACAGCGCCTTGGATTTGCAAACTCGGAATACCACCTTCGATACGGCATATACCACGACTAGCTCCATGACTTTTAACAACGCCACGACGGTTACCATTACGGTCCGCGCTCCTGCTGGTGCGAAGTAGACACTCCCACACTCGCAGGCTAGAATGTAGCCGTGACCTCACAGTTTAACTGGAAAGATAAGCTTTGGAATAGAGACGCGCCTATGGCCGACCCCGATGGGGGTAAGCGCGTAAGGCCCGGCCACTCCATGAGATACCGTCGCACGGTATTCGACTGGATGTTCTTAGACCGAGACCCTGAAAGTTTCCGCAAAGACGAAGAGCCCGGGCCGGAAATCCAGATATGGCTAGAGGAAACCTTCGGAGAAGACTATAGACAAGGCCGACTCAAAGTGGCTATGCATCCACACCTAAAGCGCTGGGCCCTGTTCGAAAGGCACTTTGCTCCGGAGAAAGGCGAGAACCTCTATCAGTGCATATACATATGTAGCGAAGCCGCTCTAGAAAACGAGGACGGTTTACCCATAGTTCCTAGCGATTACCGCGGCAATCCTTTCCTAGAGTGTTTCTCCACATATGTTGGAGAGTACAGGACCTTTAACCGCAAAGACTTCGAAGAGATTGAGAAGTTCAACCGTGTAAAGTACGGAGTCGACGGTGCAATGAAAAACGCCGACGCTCACGATGTAGAAGCCAGCAAAGAGCGCGAGCGCGTATACAAAGACAAGCAAGACGATTTCCTAGACTACTATTGGTGGCAGGCTCAGACTGATGCGAATAGAGACGCGGGCTGTATGGATAAGCCGTACTTCGTACCGGATGTGAAGGTAAAGGAAAACCCGGAGAAATACGTTATCGTTGAAAAAGAAGGCTACAGAGTAAAGGCAAAGCGTGGCACGGTCTGGGAGCCTATCGTTCAAAACGATGCAAGCTCCGGAGATTTTATGGATGAGAATGCAAACCCCAGAACGCTAGACCAGAAATCTCACGTAGAGGGTCGAGAGACTGTACCGGAAATCGTCATTCCAGAAAGGGTTATTGTCGACGAGCCAGCTGTGGAAACCACAGAAGAAAAGGTACCCGTTCTGGTTAAGCGGTAAGGTATAATCATTGAGTGGCAATCGTAGCAAATGAGGCACCCGCCTCTTCTATAACCACGCTACGCAAGCGCGTGAGAAGGTTAATTGGCGACACCTCTAGCACTACAGCCCGCCAGCGTTGGAGCGATGCGGATATAGACCAGGCGATTATCGACCAACTCTCGGCCATGTACGCGGAGCTGGCTATAGACCCGGCAGCGTTTTTGACCAGTACCACACTGTCCTATACCGCCAACACGGAGAGTGTAGCAATCCCGGCCGCAGCCTTGTACTCTCCGATTTATAAGGTCGAGGACTATACCGACTCTAGCTACCCCCTCGAGCTCCTGTATCTGAGCCCCTCTACCATCGACAGTTACGTTAGTCCTTTCGGGGTCTACTCCTGGACGCGTGTAGGGAACAACATCAAGTATGTACCAAAACCAGAATCCTCTAAGACTCTGCGGATTTGGTATGTAAAAAACCCACTGCTCCCATATGATGCAACACCTTACGATAGTTCGGGTAACCCGACTATCACCTCCGCCACATCCCAGCACGCCTATCCCGTAGCGCACGAGGAGCTTATAGGAGTGGGCGCGGCCATACGCCTGCAAGAAGAAGATGATGAAATTCCTAAGAACCGGCTAGTGCGTTATGAGGAATTATGGGATAGGTTTAGGCGACAGACACGCTACAACCAAGGCCGGCGCCGTGTAGCGAATATACGGAGGTATTACTGATGAAAATCTATAACGTGGGCAGCGAAGTGTTCACCTTTATCCATGGCGGCACAACGTTTGTACTGCTCCCCAAAGAGGGCACGTTCGAACGACAAAAAGAATTCTACGATGTAGAGACTACCAGTGCTAAGGGTAACGTACACAAGATGAAACGTTTCATCGAGGTATGGAAAAAGGTATCGGATGAAGGGACTAACAATAACTTCGTAGACCTCCCCGCCGCGGAGTTTGTTTCGGCTTGTTTTAAGAAGGCAGAGAAGGAAGGATATAGTAACTTTCTAAAACGCGAATCCGAAATCATTAAGCTCGAGCAAGACCGGGTGGCGGCAATCGAGAAGCGCGCGAAGCTTTTGGAAAAAGAGCTCGAAGAGAAGGAGCACGAGATGCGCGTTAAGCTCGCGACCCTTGAGCGCGTTGAGAAAGAGGCGTTTTCTAAAACTGCATCTAGCTTCAAGAAGTAGGATTTTCTATGTCCAAGAAAGTTCCCCCCGTTACTCTCAGTAAATTTATCGGTGGCATTAACACCACAGAAGCTGAGGGTCGCGGGGGGGCGATGCTCTCTCCCGAGCGGGCGGTAGACCACCTAAACGTAGAAGAGAAAGATGGCTACCTAAAGCGCCGCCCTGCATTTAAGGCAATCTGTCACGGCCCACAGTTCGAGGAGCCCGGCGGCTCTGCAATTACTACCTTCGACGGTACTACGTTTTACCCCACCAGGCAGAACGTACTTAGCGTTTCGAATATGACCTCTAGCTCTTATCTGTATTTCGGCGCAGAGGTACCGTTTAACGGAATCAACATCCCCTACATAATCAACTCTGATAGCACTGCCTACACAGCGCATCGGAAAATTAAAGTAGAGTTCGCCTCTAGCAATACCGAATGGACGGAGCTGGGAGGAGTGGTAGACTTTACAGTTGGAAGAAACGTAGATTCCAGTGGTAACGTTTGGCTACACACACTAACCCAAAGCGGGACTATCGTATGGCATATGCCGTACCACGATTACGACGAGGACCCTACGAGTTCTTCTGATTCGTGGGGTCTTACCACTCCAACCTCTCCGGTTACGCTGGACTATAGTAGATATTGGATTAGGCTCTCAATCGTAGATGGTAAGGGTGTAGCAGCTAACTGGGCATCCTCCACTGCAACAACTACCTGCGGGTGCCCTGGAATCAAAGCGATTACCCTATCGCCTGTAAACTCTATCCTTTCCGCTAAAACCAGGGCCGGGCATTCGGCTGTATTTTTTGGAGGTGATAGAACTTCTCGCACTAACTTCGAACTCGGCGGTAACATCTCCGCGTGGAAGACTAAGTACAAGGCTCCGAAGGTTGGCTTCAAACTTTTGAAGGACGATAGGGGGCTACCTGCCAAGGGCACGGGAGTTTATCACGCTATATCGCAACCTGGTAACTGGATGGAGAGTAACCGAACACTCTTAGCCGGCGGGGCTAGATGTGTATTTCCGGATGACTTCTCTACTGGGATAGCTACAGATGATGGTAAAAACTTATGGATTGCGTCAGATCCTATCGGTGGGCCTCCTAATTATAGCCTAACCAATCGTCTGGTTAAACTCGATCAAAGTTACGAATGGTTTTCTAGGCAACGCAGCGCCGCGGCCGCAGACCCTATAGCTCAATTTCGTGGCGCGAAACTATACACTAGCCTAACTCCTGCTAGTGTCTCAGAAGATACTACGCTCAATCGTGACACCTTCGTGTTTTCTAATTTATCACCTACGCCTCAAGACAATGCGCTTAAGAATTGCACGATACGTGTTGAGACTGCGGGCGCCACAGCTTTAGACATTGGAGAAGAAAGACACATCATTAGCAATACAACTTCGGGTACAGATACTACGATCGTTGTATATAGATTCTCTACCGATACTCCGACCACGGCCTGCACGTTTCACATCTACGCACCACACGCACAGTGTCGGCTTGAAGAGGGACTGGATTATTTTCCAACGGTATACTACAACACCCCTCAGTACCTGCAGTTTGACTCTTATGGAGGCAACGGCTGGGCGGCTAGTACTTCCAGCGTATGGCAAGGATTCCATCACTTCTACTTAGGCAAAGAAGCACCTTGGACGTTTAGGGCCGGTGAGTTTTGGAATAACGTCTTTGACCCTACGCTGCAAAAGTTCCTATTTGTTAACGGAAAAAATGGAGTCTTAACCTGGGACGGTAGATTCTTCGAAAGTCTGGTCCCAAACACAGACCCTAACTCTGCCGCAGTTCAGACCTATCTTGGAATTGCTGGAGCACATGACGATGAAACTGAATCAAATATAAGCTCTACACAACTTTCTAAATTCCAACTACGCTCTCAAGTACCTAACGCTCAATTCATCGAGAGCTTTATGGGAAAGGTTGTGCTTGCAGACTCTAAGAATATCTACTGGTCTGTAGCAAACGACAGTACCCTATGGCCGTTGAAGTTCGAAGACTCAATCCGAGACTCTCAAGGAAGTAACATTACGGGCATGTCCGTTTTAGGTAACGCGCTGGTTGTGTATACCCCAACCTCAGTTTGGGCTGCGCCCCCACCAGGAGCGGATGGTATGTTTAGCTTTCAGATTGAAAGTACGGGTATTGGCTTTGCTTCACATCGAGCCACCCATAAGATTTTCATTAATAATGTGCCTTCTCTAATCGGCCCCACGCAGGACGGTGTGCGTATCTATTCCGTCGGAGCCGATACTCTCGTGCCTGTTACGGAGAGTTGGGAGCAGTTAGTTCCTGGCGGTATCAATAAAGGTTTGCTTTCAAAAAGTGTCGCGGCCTTGAGTAAATTTGAGAACCGTTACTATCTAGCCGTGGCCCGCGCTGGTAGGACTCATCTTGATACGATATTGGTTTTCGATTTCACAACCAAGGCCTGGTGGGTTTGGCGTTATCCGTGCGGAGGTATTTCTGCAATCGGGAGAGAATATGATGAGCTTGGCAATGAACGTATGCTATTTGGCGGTATTGACGGGATTGTATCTATTATGGTGGAGGCTGAAAACGATGACACCTCTACCTTTTCGGGCAGTAGTGTCTCGTGGTATGCGAAATCTCCGCCGCTAAATTTCAAGGGTCAAACCATTGCGCCGATGGCGATTATGCTCCGAGCGGATGAGTCTTTCGAAAGTGATATAACCGTGTCGACTTACCTCGACGGTAGAATTTCTACGGAAGACTCCACCGCAGTTTCGATTACAGATCCCGCCACAGCATATGGAGATGCTTACGGTAGCTCGTACTCTGCGGAAGGAGACCAGTTCGTTAAGATTAATCTTCTCAACGGCCAGCGCTGTACATCCTTTCAGTATATGCTCAGCGGTACTACTAGGTTTAAGTTCAAGGGTGCGGAACTACTGCTCGCGCAGAAAGGGCAGCGTAGTAAGCAGTGAGCACTAGAGTTAAACAGCAGCTGCGGCAGCGTGTCATTACACCACGCACCCTGGACAATCTAGCGCAGGAGCTCCCCCCTCTTTTAGAGTACAGGTCTGGAGAACCCACGCAGTTCATGTCGGTGTCTACGGATTCGATTTTCATAAAGCGTATCTGCTTGCCTGGGCCTATGAGGCTATACCGCCTAAACCTCGGGGCCTTGAATTACACAAGCCCAGGAACACCCACAGCAGCTACGCTGACCGTCGGTATCTACACCGCAGACAGTCAACCTCCGAACGTAGAGGAGGCCATTACCACCTGGATGCCTAGGTTTGTGAAGTATGCAGTGGCGGATGCTACAGATGGAGCTTTAGCAGTGACATATGCTTCTGCACCCGTATATGGTACGGACATGTCTACGGTATTCCCCACCACATCTAGCTTCACATTCAGTAAGCGACCTACGCTGTTACCTGGTAGAGAGTACTTCGTTGCTATCTCAGTTTCAGGCGGTACTGGAACCTTCGGATTTTGGACCGACTCCTTTGGAGGCTATAACTCCCAGGCCGGGGGCTTCGAAGCTAGGGGTGTTGGAACCACCCTGCTTGAAAAGCTCACGGCTAACTACAGGGCCCGCCCCACGCCGGCGGTTATGTTAAATAGCAAGACCGGGCTGTATCGTTCAGGTTACAACCTGTAGCCTGTTATAATGGAGTAGATATGTCTTCTGTATCCTATCCCTCGCTTTCAGGCACAGTGGTTGCCTCAGAACTGAACGCTAACTTCTCCGATGTAGTTAGTATGGTTAGCTCGGTCGGAAACGATCAGCTGGCCGGAGGCATTACGGCAGACAAGATCGCGGATAGGTATACGGTCACATACGATACCATTTGCGTTCTACCTGTACAGTCCGCCGCGGACCTTACAGCAGATGTGGGCTATACCATAACGGCATCCACTAAGGCAGACATCATGCAGTGGCAGCCTATCCTTCAGGACGGTTACGAAACCTGGCTAACCTCTATTCAGATCTATCTGAACAATAGAGATACAGCCAACGCGCTCATTGGCTTTTACCTTAACGGAGATGGTGTAACTCCCACAGGAGCTCTAATCGGCAGTGAGCAAATTGAGCTAGACACTGATAACTATATCTGGACACTGGCTTCCGATAGTCCTTTGACCTCTCCCCTAATCCCTTTCACAAATGGAGACTATATCACCATAGGTTTACAGGGCGCATCCGCAGGCACTGCAGAGCTCCGCGGGCTTTACGTTACCTTTGGATTGAAACACGTTTTGGTAGGCTAGGTGCTATAATAACGAGGTGGCGATCAAGATAGGCTCTATGATTAACGGGGTTAGGGTACGCCCCTCTGGCTCCCCCACTCGGCTGGGTGATGCTAAGCCTCCGCAACGTACCCCGGCTCCTGTACAGGGCAATTACGATAACTTAGACACAGGATATAACCCAAAACAGTATGGAGCATTTAAGGCCCCCGTGGTTGCAGGTAGCTCCTACTCTTCTGGCCCTAGACTGCCACAGAATAGAGCCCCTGGGGCTCCCCCCATGCAAGGAGATAGCGATGCCTCTAGCCTAGCACCTACAGCCGCTCCGTTGCGAGACGCCGCGGGTAACATTCAAGGCAACCCTTTACTGCGAGGCCCGGCGGCTAGAAACGCTTCAGTATCTACCGGAGGCGGATGGCGTAGCGGTAGAGTTCAACGCCAAGTAGCAGACCGCTCAGGTGTAAAGCTAGATAGCTCAGTCGGTTACGGAACCACGGGTACCTTGCGCGGAGACTCTAACGCTCGCGTGGCTGGGGGCTATACCCAAGATCAAGCTACGAACATGCGGCAGCAGAGTAACAACTCCATACAGTATGATCGAATGAAAGATCAAACAGTCGCTGGAGATGTGACAGGTACGGTTAACCAAGACCTCGAAAACCTTAACGCCTCGATGAACAGAACTGGATATGCGGGGAGGTTCCAAGTTGGGGCGCGTGGCGAGACACCCGCAGAGCTTAAGAACTTTGATCAACTCAAGATGGAAATGGAGCGTAAAGCCAAAGAAGATCCACTCTATGCAGAGATGCTTTCGAAAGATCCTAGATTCGCAGAGCTGCAAGCTACACGACAGACTAACAAAGACGAAAGCGCAAAACGGGTAGAAGAACAGAAAACTACAAACGCGCAAAAGAGAATCGACGATCTTACTGCTAACGCCGACCACGCGCTTAGTATATTAGCTACAAATCCATTCGATCCTATCGCAACACAGAAGCATCAGTGGGCAGTACAACAACTTAAGCAGTTAGGTGTGGATTATGTAGTGCCGAAAGCGCGCGGTGGAGGCATAGGCACAAGCCAGAACGGGCTAGCTGCGGGAGGTACACAACAAGGCGGTATAGGTACTAGCCAACAAGGGCTTAGTGCAGCACCGTCGCAGCAAGGTGGAATAGGCACAAGCAAGCAAGGGCTGGTTGCAACTTCTCCTGGTAAGATCACACCAGACAATGTTGGAGGTACAGCGGCTGCGATTGGAGCTATAGATCCTGGCACTGGAGCTATTATCAATGCCGTAGGCGGTGCATTCACTAGCGAAAATTTTGGTAAAGGCACAGTAACAGAAGCCCCCGATTACGGCTCCAACAGAAACAAAAATCATGCAGATCCTAACACTGTAGTTCAGGACAGAGACGGTACAGGATCTAAGTCTTACTCCGAGATTGCTTCTCAATTAGGCAACGGTGCCACGGCAGACGATATAGCATACCTTATATCACAAGGATACGGCTATCAGGAGGACGACGAGTTTAGACTCGTTAACCCTCAAGGAGACTACCTAGAAGATACATATGACCGTCCTGAGGTAGGGAATATTGTCCAAACTGCTAAAAACGCAATCAATCAGCAGAGAGGGGATGCAGACTTAGCGGAGAAGGATGCACTAGAGCAGGCATCATACCAAGACCTTAAGAAGTTAGTTGACGAGCCCATAAATCTAGAGGCCGTAAAAGCCGGGTATGATAAGACTATCGCAGACGCCCGAAAGGTGGCGGCTAGAAATAAGGCACTAACTCTCAAGTCTATGCAGGAGACCGCAGCCCGTAATGGTCTTAGCGTGAACCAGCTTGTAGGTCAAAGTTCGGAGACGGGTTACGCTATCGATTCGCAGAATCAGTTGCAAGAAACTATGCTCAATCTCCAAAAAGAAATGGCGATTGCGCAAGAGTCTATACGTCAGCACGAGGCTAAGATAAATCTGGCCCAACAGATGTACAATAGAGCGACAAACCGCAGAGACCAACAAGAGGCACTAAACATAATGCAGGCTGCGAAAATTGAAGCAGACGCAGCTAACGCCCGAGCTGCGGAGCTGCAGGCAGAAGCTAACAGCCCGAGCCTCGGTATGACTCTCGCAAAGATAGGCGTAGGCGTAGGTGGTGCAATCCTCGCACCCTATACCGGCGGCGCTTCGCTCGCTGCATCTGGAGCTATCCTCGGAGGCATGGGAGCTGTCGAAGCAGCCAACGCCTCTAACTCTGGAGCTACAGCGTGGAGAAACTACAATCAGCCCGCGCCTGGGTATGCACCGCAGGCTCAGGCAGTAAACTTCAATCCGGTGGGGGTAGCAGGCCCAGGTAGTTTTCAATATGGTACAGGATATGCTCCTGGATCTCAAGGGATGAGCCTTGGCCTAGGCCAGTTAAGTTCTCCGATGTTGGGGATCCAGGGGGGTTGATATGAAACCGGCAGATCGCATAGCACTAGGTAACCTCTTTGGAGATTTCCAGCAGGGGTATAAGTTCGGCTCCGATATCGTAGACACTCGCCGTCGACGGCAGATGGAGAATACTCAATACCAGCAGCAGTTGGCGGAGATGCCTTCTCGGCTAGCTAAAGCGCAGGTAGATGCAGAGCGTGCACGCTACGAACTGGAAAATGCTCCGAAGGAGTTTGAGCTCCAACGAGCTAAACACGAACTAAACGCCACCGAAGCCCAAAATGCTATGGAGAGGTTTCGTAGTGGCCACCAAAACGCACTACAACTACAAGGCTTAGAGGCGAACCAGAAGACTGTTAACTTATTGAGATTTCCTGAACACCAAGCATATGCCAGGTCTAAACCTCCAGAATACTGGCTCTCTCCTGAGGGAGCCAAAGAATTAGAAGACATGCGAGTTAAGGAGTTTAACACCACGCGATCTCAGGCGGTTTCCACCGCTGCTGGTAAGGCTGCTGTACAGCAGAATGCTCTAACTGCTGGCACTATAGCTCGAGCACCATTTTCCGCCTCTTGGCAAAATCTGGTTAGTAACACGAGCAAACAGGCAGGGGCCGTACTAGCTTCCGGTAGAAAACAATTAGATGAAGCTCTTAAGTTTAACAACATGATGGATGCGGAGCGCTTCGTTTCAGCCGCCGAGGCTAAGGCTAACTTGGTGGAGGAGAATGCTAGGAATAATCCGAATTCTCTCACCTCGGCCAACGATAGGGCTGCAGCTGCACAGTTACGACAGCAGGCGCAACTTGTTAAGCAGCAACTGCAACAGGGTATGTCTGTACAGCCCGCGGCTAGTGTAGCTCCACAACAAGGCGGGGCACTATCCCCTGAACAGCAAAAGATGCTACAAGGCGATCCTAACGAGGAACTAGATCCTGCAATGTTCGGGCTATAAGGTAACCTATGAAGCGATCTGAAATTATAGCGCTTCTACAGCAACAGGGGAGGTTGCCTCTAACTCAGGAGGCACGCCGAGAGGGGGAATACTACTCTACAGATTTACCTGAAGCCTCAGATGCTCAGGCCATGGAGATTTACAAGCAACAGAAGCTGGGTGAGATACAGAAAAATTTAATGTCCCGCGGTAACATCTACGAGGCCCAGGATATTCAAGGAAAAACCGCGGGCCCTAAACCTAACATTATAAAATCCGCGGGCCAAGTAGCTTACGGCAAAGCTGGGCCTGAAGGTGTAACTGCTTTAAAGGAAGAGTTTCGTAAAACTCCACAAGAGTGGACTAAGAAAGGCGAGGAGGTAGCCAAAGGAGAACAAGGCTACATCGACAAAGCACTAACACTGGGTGGTAAATTCCTGAGTGAGACCGGTGATGTTTTAGGAGCCGGCGGTAGATTCGTTCGACACGCGATCGTATCTGCTAACGAAAACAACGTACCTTGGAATCCTTACGCCGCAGCCAGCGGAGGTAAAGCTCCAGGAGCTGAGGCTAGTGATTTTAGAAAGTGGGCAGAGACCAGCCCCGCCTTAGCAGCCAAAGCGTATAACGCAGTAGGTGAAGTTGGAGGTACTGTAGGCGGCGTTGTAGGAACCCCTATAGCCTATGGGTTTCAAGCTCTAGGCTCAGATAAACCCGCCACGCTCTCGGGTGCATATAAAGCCGCGCATGATTTTTCCAAAGACGTTACACTAGATTTAGCCACCGACCCTACTAACTTCATCGGGGTGGGCGGGGGCAAGACCGCGGCTAACGCTACAACGCAGGGTGCTAAGATGGCCGCTGCCTCTGGCCTCAAGGGCGCAGCGGCTAAACAGTTTGCAAAAGAATTTGCTGCCGAAGCCCTAACGACGGGCCGTGGATTGGGTGAGATAGGTGGCGGCAGAATGCTTAAGCAGTTCGCCGCAGGCAAGGGCATTTCTGAGGCAGCCTTTAACAAGGTGGCTGGCGAGGCTGGAGAGTTCGTAGGAAAGCGCGGGCTGAACGTGCTAGGCCAGCAGGTAGGTAACTTCGAAGGTGGGAAGTTGCTAGGTAAGATGCGCGAACTAGGAGCTAAAAAGTTCGATAAACTCGATATCTTAAAGCTAAACCCCGCCGACCGAGCAGCGTTCTTGCAGAGCATTCAGCAGACCGGTGGGGATATACAGCGTGCCACTGAAGATAAGCTGAAAAAGATTATAGAGAAGCTCCCAGAAGCAAAGCGCGCAGAGCTGTTAGCAGATAAAGATAAGTTGGCTAAATGGTCTGAGGGCTTCTTCGATAGAGTAGATCCGGAAACAGGTAAGAAGCTGAAAGGCCTAGTAGGTAATTATGCACGGGGCGCGGAGCGAAGCTTCGATGCTTCTATCGCAGATAAACTTTCCAGAGGGCTCATAACAGAAGATGAGGCATACGCTCTATCAAAAGAGGCCAGTAAGAGACTCTCAGGTAAAGTAGAACCCCTCATCAATCCAAAGAATGAGTTGGCGCAAAAAGCTCTAAAAGGAATATCTAAAGCACACTCCGGAGCCGCAGACGTTATACGCGAAGGCATGTTTGCACGCCCAGGCTATCACCTACAAAATATCAAGGATGATGCCTTGCTAGGTTGGATTGCAGGAGGCGAATCCTTCCGAGGTTGGAGCAAAGCCTTGAGTGCTAAAAAGGGTGCTCTTACTGACACACTATTCAAGGATGAATTAGGCAGAGGCGTTACCAAAGGAGAATTTCTCAAAGAGCTTACAGATTACGGAATTGTTGGAGGCTCCGATCGTCTAGTAGAAGGTAGTCGCAAACTGGTACCTGGAGATATAGCGCGTGGCGTTACAGGAGAATCTGCTAGTACTATTCCACAAAAGATAGGCACAGTGTCTAATTTGGGAATGAATATCCCTGGGAAGAAACTAGCTTCTAAGTGGGACGATTCACATAGAGCCGCTCTATTTGCAGAGTTTAGGCAACAGGGCTTGCCTCCAAAACTAGCGGCTCAAAAAGTTAATGACATTGCTTTCAACTATGCAGACCCTGGGATGTTTCCTGGATTGCTCAAGCTAGGTAAGGCTTTAAATCCATTTATCGGCTGGGGATATAGAGCAGCATCTCGTGTACCTAAAGCCGCGCTGGCAAATCCATTACGAGCTAATCTAGTTCCGGCTATGGCTAGAAATCTAGGTGCAGATGCACAGTTCAGCTCCGACGAAGTTCCGGAGTATATGAAGCGCAACATCACAGCCACATTACCTGATAGCGCAAAGGAGTTAATCAACAAAGGATTGAAGGTTGTTGGGATGGGTTCTATACCGGCGGGCCAGGGTCTTAAGACTACAGTCAGAGAGCCTACTACTGGAGCGATTGGTGTAGTAGATTTAGCAAAAGAGCAGGGTATCCTCGGCGGGCCTCTAGCTAATCTCGGAAAGACGGCATTTACTGGACGCAATGCTCTAGGCCAAGAATCCTCCGTCGGAACCGAAGCCCTTAAGCTGGCCGGCGGTAGTTTCCTACCAGTAGCTGCTAAAGTATCTTCGGCCAAATTTGGGACAGCTAATCCCTTTCTTGAAAAGGATAAGGTATCTCCGTATCCAGAAAGAGACGCCGCTATAGCGGCCGCTCGTTGGGCTACAGGAGAGACTCTAATTCCTACTACGGGAGCAGAAGCTGCGCTGCCTTTGATTTTCGACGAGAAACAAAAAGAGAGAATCAGAAAACTCCAAGGCAACAAAAGCACTATGACTAGAGCGCAGATTATAGCTGCGCTGAAGGCTCAGGGTAGGCTCTAGTAACCCCACTAGATAGGGTATAATTACCCTATGACAAAGTACTTTTACGCGGTATCCGCAGCCGCCGTACTCCTAATGCTTGGCGTGGCCTTTGCCGATAACCCCATGGCCCCGCTTAAAATTCCGGAGCCCGAGCAGTTCACGCGCGTAGGAGGCAGCGTCTACGGAAAACGCGTAGTCACTACGACCGGCGACTCGTATCTGTACACTCCAGCATCTCCTACAGTTCATGGAGCGTATGCCGGAATCATCGACCTTAGGCTGGTTGCTTGGAATACGCCTACGACTATCACCTGTGCAGCTGACACGGTAGCGTGCTGGACGCAAACCGCTACGCTTACGGTGTCGACGACCTCAAACCTCGTAGGCGTTATCACCGACGCTAACGGCCCCGACGGGCCAGGAGCGTGTTTCTTTGCGCCTGCGGGTGTGCCAGTTACGGACATGCCGATGCGGCAAATGTTCAGCAGCTCTAACGACGTTGGAGCTCGAAGCGGTGTATGTATCGCAGGCACGACGGCTATCAGTAACTCCTGGCCGTGTCGTGTAGATGGTGACTGCCCCAGCTCCGCTACATGCAGCACCTCTGCGCTCAACGGTGTATCGCCTAAAGCTCGGCAGTCTGGAGCTTTCTTAATGCTGCAATCGCCTGGAGGGGCGAGCTACTGCTTCGTTTCGGAGAGTAACTAAATGAGACTGCTAGCGGCGGCTTTATGTATACTGCTCTGCCGCTGTATGGCTACAGATGCGGAGGCCATCTCATTACGGAGCAAGGTTAGAGGTCTTACCGGCCCAGCTGGGGGGGTCATACCCTGGAACGGTAACGGGTACACAGCTACGCTGGATGCAACTAACGAGAGGTTCGATTGCGGAGACCCTTGGAGTGATGGTTATACTGCTTTGACCATCTCAATGTGGGTTAAGCCTACCTCGCTAGCTACGAATAGAATCTTAACTGCCAAGACTTCGGCCCGCGAATTTGTGCTCCAAACGGGTGGGGCTGATAGCTCTAAGGTTAGATTTTCTCAAAGCACCTCAAGCTCGAACTGGTGTGAGACAGATACAGGCAGATTGGTTAATGGTACCTGGACACATGTCGTAGCTATATGGAACGGCCTTGGGGGTTCTAACGCCCTTATGTGTTACATCTACATCAACGGAGTAGATAGGACCTCAACCTATAACGGCACGATTCAAAACTCTGTGGCGGACGGCTCGGCTTCGATAGAGATAAATTCTAGCGCAGGTGGTGCGAACTATCTAGGTGCAGAGTTTGATGAGGTAGCGTACTGGCGTGCGAATAAGCTAAACGAAGCTACCGCAATCTACAACGGAGGAGTGACTCAAAATCTCAGAAGGTTCGCCCCACTGCTATGGTATCGCATGGGCGATGATGCTTCAGATAATTTCGATTCAGCTTCTGGTAGTAAGCTCCTAGTTGACCAAATGGGAAGGTCTAACTGTACGCCTGTTAACACAGAGAGTGGTGATAAAACTACAGGGGTGCCGTAATGCGAATCTGTGCAGTCCTGCTCTGCACCCTTTTCGTACGCTGCAGCGCTACAGAGGCAGAGGCTTTGGTAGCGAAATCTAGAGGCATCGGGCGCACTAGCGGTGGGGGTAGACAGGTTCTAACCAACAACTACGCGGTAAACCTAGATGCTACCAATGAAATCATGAGCACTGCAGCAGATATCTGGTCTGGTAACTACACAGCTCTAACTGTATCTTTCTGGTATAAGTCAACCGGCTCCATCACTTTAGCGGATGTGTATATCGCCAAATCTACAGCTCGCGAATTTGATATTCGTACGGGTCAAACAGATACGACGAAAATGCGAATCACTGTCGGTACAGGAGGTAACTACTGTGAGACAGACGCTAACCGCGTTGATACTTCCTGGCACCACTTTTTCATTGTCTACAATGGTTCTGGGGCTGGGAACTCTACACGCTGCTACATCTACGTGGATGGAGTAGATAGGACATCGTCTTATACTGGAACCATACCGACATCCATTACCGACGGTAATGGTTACATCTACGTGAACGGCACCAGTGGATACACTCTAGCGGCCGGTGGCAAGTACGATGAAATCGCCATCTGGAGGGAGGACAAGCGAGCGTTCGCCACCCAGATATACAATGGCGGCCGCCCTGGAGTGTTAACCTCTTTTGCCCCACTAATCTGGTGGAGGATGGGGGACCACCCCTTGGATGATATCGTACAGCCTGGACATGTTGAGGATGTTACGGGAAACGGGTATGATCTAGACTACTTGCAGTTTGTAGATTCAGGGGATAAAGTTACGGATGTTCCGTAGGAAGACCATATGTCATTACCCAGACCCATCGAAGATTTCTGGTTGGCGGCAGACGGAAACGACTGGGCCCCCGCCCTTAACCGCGCACAAGCTACTGGCATCTCATACGCAGACAGTAACGGAGTTAAAACCGGAGAGACTGTAGCGGTTCTGTTTTCGAACAGAGTGTACACGTTCGCTTCCAAGATAGATGTATATAGGAGGCTTTCTCTTATATCCAAGGCCTCGATTACAGGACATTCCTCCACGGCTGTGGATACCAATAGGAACCACTGCCAGATTTATTTTTCAGGGTCGGCGGGCTTCGAGGTACATTACCCTAGTCAATTCTCCGGCGCGACCATTACCACTACTGGCACGTATTCTTCCGACCCTTTATGTAACGCGGAGATGTTTCACATTAAGGGCATCACGCTAGTTGGTTCTGGCCCAACAAGCAATGTGACCTATCACGGAATCATAGCTCATAACGCAGTTACACTAGAGGACGTTACGATTTCTGGCTTTGGTGGAGCAGGTGTGTTGATGCAGTGCTACACCGGCAGAAACCACCAGCCTTGTCTGGGAGATGCCACAGGCTCGCGTTTTGTGCGCTGTAGGTTTCAGAACAACGGCACAGCCGGCACAGTTCTAGACGGCGACCGCGCGAGAGGAGTAGTGTTTGATTCCTGCTATTGGAACGCCAATGGTTATCAATTCACATCCGCGGCCGGGCCTTACACTGCGGCTACTACAGCGTGTTACGTTAAGAGAATCAGTAGAGCGATTACCTCTTCGTCCATTTCCAATAACGTTCTGTCTATGGTTGTTGGATTAACCCAAGCGCAAAGCGGGTTCGTAGTCGGAGACTATATAACCACCACAGGTATGCAGGCTAACGTCGACGGCGTGCAGATTACTGGCTATACCAGCACCACCATTACCTGCGCCATTACCGCGGCGGACGATACCATAAACAATGCAGGAACACTCTACCCTTCAATCTCAGGGAATACTGATAAGTTCCTCACGTACGTATTTACAAATCTCAGTGGAGGTAAGCGCATATTCGAGAGAGGCAACATCGTAAAGCTTTCGAATACCACAAGCCCCGGCGCACCCTATACCATACCGGGGGCCTTGGTTAGATTCGCAGACGATACGCACATTACTATCGAGGGAAATCTTTCTGGACTATCCGATACTAGCGGAGATTTTTCCGACGGAGTGGGTACGATCACAGCAGTACCTTGTCAGTTGGTGGACAGCAGCACGGAGCACAATACGTATATCAACTCATTTATCGATAACGGAGATTCAGGGTACGGAACTTATTACTCAATCTTCTGCGATGAGTCCACCTCCAAGCATACGTTTATCGATACGTATACGAACGGTACATCGGTGGACGTGTACTATAACGCGCCTGCCATGCTTATTGGCGGAACGTCCAACATTAACAACTCATTTTCAACCACCTCCGCTGTAGAGCTACAGCCCAGCGGCGGGTCGCTTACTGTTTACAAATCACTGACTGCCAAGAATAGATACCCAGACGACTCTAGTTCTGGAACCGTTAGCACTGAGGTCGGTTCCACTAGCGTAGCGTCTCAAGCGTGGAATGCTACAGATGTTACGACCTCAAACACTTTGGGGCTGTACTATAACAGAACATCTTATGCGAGCCTATCTAACTCTGGCAGTGGGTGGTGGGAGCTCGCATACGGTAGCGGTGCTACGGATGTTAACATGCGCCTCGGTGCCGATACCAATACGAGAGGTAACGACGGCGCTGTATGGTTTCCGAACAACGGAATCTATATCTCAGACCCTACAGGTTCAGACGCACTAGATGCTACTTCCGGCGCCGTGTTTATGAAGGCGTACAACGGAGGGAATACTTTAACCTCAGGCGGCTATCTGTTAGCAATTGACTCTACCTTTGCAATCACCAACGTCTCAAACAGCGGAGGTAAATGCCAAGTAACGATAGCCTCTGGGAATATAAAGGATGGATTTAGGGTGTGGATTCAAGGCGTGCAAGGGGCCACGCAAGCTAACGGGATGTGGCTAACGGAAAGCTCCAACACTGCAGGTACACAGTTTGTTTTAACAGGCTCTAGTGCTCCGAGTACGTACACTTCCTCCACTGGTCGATGCTCTAGAGTGCAGGCATTCAAGCAAGAGTATTCAGACTCCATCGTAACGGCCGGGGCCTTGGGGGATGTAGTCTGGAACATGAACCCTTTGGGAAATATCAGCACGGCCTCCGCCTTTACGCGAGACACTAAGAACATTTCCCACTGGGGGTGTTCCGTACATGGTTCTTCGGGAGCAGAGTTTCGCTCAGTTTCTTTCGATACACCTTACGAATACATACACCCTACAGATACTGTATCTTATCCAGGTTCGGTTACTTGGGCTCCTCTACACACTATGTGGAAAGAAGTAGACGGCCAAGACGCTAACAGCGATACGATTCTCATTCTCAATCACACACAGATGGGAGTGAAAAATCAGTTTAGAATTGTGGAGGTGAGGCTAATCGTAACAACCGCCATTGCTGCAGCTACAGCCGCGCTCTATACTGCCGCCAACGGAGGAGGCACAAAGCTAACCGCCGACTTCGACATTTCCGCTACAGGCGTTGTGGCCTCAGGCGTTAATGACCCCTTCATGCAGGCTAGTGTGGTGGACCAGGGGCTTTACCTGCACACCTCCTCTGGTACTACCTTGGCTGGTCAATTGTTCATAACTTACGTTTTCCATGAGGACTCTTAGTGTGGTATCGTCGCACAGGATACCGGTCCCGTTACCCCTTAATGGGTGGGGTTGTAGAGACACCGCCAGCGCGTGTATGGACACCAGTGGAGCCCTTTATGGCTAGTCAAACTCTAGTTCCGATATACGAAACAGGCACGGCGTTAACTGACGTGTTTGTTGGAGCGCTGTATATCGACACTACATCGAGCTTTTATGCTCGGGCGCTGATAGGCTCGACTCTATCCGGTACAGAAGTGAGGGTGAAGGTTAAGACTACCTACTCAACCTCGGATTCCGCTACTGCAAACATCGTAACCTCAACCTCTTTGGCTCTCGTGGAGCAGAGTGAATCTAGCCCCTTTAGTTTGACCGCCGGGAGTTACGCCTATTTTTACATTACATGTGCAGCGGCGGGTGCTAGTTGGCAATGCCCGGCCATTACGCTTACAATGGTGGAGCTGGTATGACGACCAACGGCGAGAAACTGGAACAGCTAAGGCCCATCGTAAGAGACCTAGCCAAACAGCACCTTGAAAAAGTAGCCATACTTCTCAAGGCGTACTTTCCAGAAGTAACCGCCACCGTAACCGAAACAATCCGCTCGCCGGAGAGGCAGAAAATTCTATTCTCTACGGGCAGATCCAAGGCCCGGCCGGGCCAATCTCCACACGAGTACGGATTAGCCTGGGATATCTGCCTCGTAAAGGATGCGAAAATCCTAGCGGATAAACACCAGGCATGGCACGTTATACCCTTTGCAGCTGGCATTGTGGGCGGAAATAAGCTAGTATCTGGAGCGGATTTTTCCACCATCAGAGACTTTCCACATACGGAATGGGCTCTATGGAAAGAGGTGAAAGATGCCGGGGCCTAACGTAGGAATGTCCGCCCAAGATGGCGCACTGTTAGTCTCAATGATGGACCGCATAGAGCGCCGCCTTGAGAATCTAGAGGGGCGTATAGACCATCTGCAAAAGGGTATAACAGATGCGCAGTTAGAGCACGCTAAGCTAGAGGCCAAAGGCAACGTCGATAGACTTAAGATGTTGATTCTCGTTGGTACAGTAGGCGGGGCCGGGGGGAGTCTACTCCCCAAACTGCTTGAGCTTTTCAGTGTAAAATAGAGTGATGGAAGTAAAGTCCGTTCTCGATAAACTCAAGACTCCAGTGTTTTGGATTATGCTCGTTAGCATCATCTCTACAGAGCTCGCTCCTATGCTGGAAGACGGCAAAGAGATTAACCTCGCGGCCATCATCAAGCTCGTACTCGTAGCCTTCACCGGCCTCGTAGCTACACCCCCCAAGGCGCTGGCTGGTGGGAAGAAAGATGAGCCGAGCGCGTAGAGACCTTTATTATCTAGGGGCAGACCTCAATCGCATATGCGATAGGTGTCCGAGATATTTGGATTGTAATTTCGAAGGCTGGTGGTGGTGCAGATCCTGCGACGTTAAGAAAGAAGACGCTGCAGACTATTCCAAAGCCTCGCGCAAAGAGATAGACGTTTTTCAGGCACTGCATGGGAGGAAGAAGTAGTGGAGTATTTTATCGTCGGACTTTCTGTGGTCTATCTCGGAGCGGTTATCGCGAGCTGGGTTCTAGGCAGGCGGGCAGGTAAAGCCGAGCAACAGCTTTCGGATTTGCTCGAACACGAAGCCGCTTACAACAAGGCCCGGGCTGAACAGTCTAAGATTGAGGCAGAGGCCCAGAAGGCTAAAGCCAAAATCGAAGCCGCTGCGCTCGAGCCCCTCACGCAAGAGGCCGTAGACAGGCTATTGGGGAAGCACAATGATAACGGTAAGCCTTCTTAGTTTAGCCATCGCCGCAGCTCCTGTATGCATAGAGCAGAAGCAAGCGGAGCAATTGTGGGATCTTAGCCAGAAGCTAGACAAGAAACTAGACCTCTGCCACATAGACCTTATGTCGGCGCGGGCTAAGCTGTTAGTGTCCACCGCTACGGTGGTTCATAACACTACGATTATTCAGGAGAGGAAATTCACACTGCTAGAAGATATCGTGCAGTATCTAGGGGTCGCTGCTGTTTTCAGCCTCGGTATCGGTACGGGATACATTCTCTTTCATTAGATTGTTTTGCTCTTGGATGATAGACGCCACCGCAATTAGCGTCTGCACTACAGCGTGTAGCGTCATCCGTGGGTCGGTATCCGCTGCGCCTGTGGTGCGAAAATCGCACTTGCCTCCAGCGTTAATGTCTATCGTAATCTGGCCTGCCTCTGTGGGGTTGAAGCCAGACATAAGCGCGGCCACCAAACGGGCTGAGGCAAATAGCACCAGCTCGGGCTGCGCATGCACTATGCCTGCACCGTGTACTCTAATGTCTCCGTTGAATAGATACTCTACGGCTACGAGCCCTTCGATTAACTCGGAGTCCTTTAACAGGTCCTGAGCTAGGCGTTTGATTGGTTTTACAATTGGCTGATTCATTTTATTCCTCCAACGGATTCGAAAACTTTCTTGAATCTATTCGGCCGTGGGCCTAAGTAGACGATGGCGTTAGAGTGAGACGGCGCATACTTCGCCTCACCTAACAAATTTACGAACTGGATGCGCTTCGAAGGTATGCAGATTGTGTAATTTAATATGGGGTACTTGCAAGACTGCGTAGTCTGCAAAGCCTCCACACTGAAGCACATAAAGATTGCCTCGGTAACTTCGCCGGCTTCGTAGCTGGTAGAAAGCTTATCCCAAAACTGTTTAGTCTTGGAATTCTTACCGCTCTTGCCACCAGGCGGGTTTAGAAACACTCTGCCAGACCAGTTCTGTAGCAGGCCGTTATCCTCTTCTGTAAAAAACTTTTCAGCTCCCACAGTACGGTTTGCAGCACTGTCGGATGCAGGGTCTAGGTCTATTCGTTCTAGCACCTCTTTTACTTTTTCTATCAGCCAGGCAGGGGTACCCCAAGCATCTTGTCTAGAAGAGTGTTGCACGTTCATTTTATTCCTCCAGGTCTAACGTCATATCCTCGTAGCGCACAGGGATTTCCAAAGTGTGGGCGCGTTTAATCTCATCGCTCATACCGGATGAGATGAATACGCCAAACACCCTAACCTCATCGCACATACTGAGCAACTCTAGGCACATATCCATACAGCGGTGGCGGTCATCTGTCTCTGACATAAACTGATGCAGGTAAATTTGCGGCGATACAGGGATACAGTCCTCCGTATCGGCCAACATTTTACACAAGGCCCGGCAAGTTTTTTGAGAAACCTCCGGGTCGTAAGAGTACGGTGCGCAGACGTAAACTCGTTTCACTTTTTCTTCCCCTTTTTTACCTTCTCCGGCAGCTCTTTTCCTTTCGAGGCCTTATCGAACTCCTTCACAACCTTCGGAGAAATCTTTCCTTCTTTCTCCAAGACGTGAAACTTCTTACGCTGAGCGTCTGATTTATATGACATGACTATTTACCCTCCTTCGTCAGAACGTATCCATACGTGCGAGCACCTGTGAGGTTAACATTGCTTAGGTCGGTGTAGCTAAGATTAGCCCTACTAAGGTTCGCACTCATGAGGTTGGCCCTATTAAGGTCCGCGCCACTAAGGTCCGCGCAAGTAAGGTCCGCACCACTAAGATCCGAACCACTAAGGTCCGCGCCTTCGAGGTCCGCACCACTAAGGTCCGCACCCCTAAGGTTGGCCCTACTAAGGTGCGCGCGAATAAGTTTAGCGCCCCTAAGATCCGAACCACTAAGGTCCGCGCCTTCGAGGTCCGCACCACTAAGGTTCGCACTCATGAGGTTGGCCCTATTAAGGTCCGCGCCACTAAGGTCCGCACCACTAAGGCAGGCCCCCCTAAGGTCCGCACCACTAAGGTCCGCACCACTAAGGTCCGCACCCCTAAGGCTGGCCATCTTTCCTGTTTCATTGCCAGAAAGCCATAGGGCATGCTGCTCTAATATTTCTTTCAGCTCTTTCTCGTTCATCTATTTACCCTCCCTTTGTTGGCGCAACCACTCTGCAAATAGCAGGTTCACCATAGCGTGCGCAGTGTGTCTGATTCCGGTTTCAGGGTCGAACTCTTCGCCTCCAGCACTAGCAATCATGTGCCTAAGTCCTGCGGCTTTATATCTACGTTCACCGTCCGCCACCAATTTCCAATTCTCCCTGCTATATTTAGAGGCGCCAAACATCAGCACCTTAATTGCATCCTCTAGGGCAGAAAAGGGCATAAGCGTCCAGTCGAGTTTTCCGTTATCGAATTTTTTACCCTCTTCTGGTAGAGGCACTGCCTGCGCAAACTCTACCTGCTCGTGCGAGTCGAATTTTTTGAGCTCTCCAGTTTCTTTATCTATTTGAAAACTAAGCATCCCAACCTCCATCTTTGTCGGCAATCAAAATCTTCTGCTCGTTGCCGGTAATTTGCAATAGGTATTTTGCATTCTCCATACATTTTTTCATGTCCGGCAGTAAGTACTCAAAAAATCCAAGCTCTACCGTATCGGCCATCTGCCCTGCACGGTGGGTGCGTCCCAGCAATTGCTCAAAATCCGCAGCAGCGTCTACTCCCGAGACCAAAATGTTACGGCTGAAGTTCTGTAGATTTCTACCCTCTTTGTGTGCATTGATAGAAGCTACAATGGTGCGCTCTCCGCTCTCGAAGTTTATCGCATCGCCCTCATTTGCACCGAAGTAAGGCACCTCCATAAGCTTTGCGAGGTAATGGCTGGGGGCCCTGAATCTAGTCCACACGATGCTAGGCTTTCGCTTACTGATGTTCTTAGCCAAAGCCTTGAGATGCTCTTTGTCAATCCACTCCCAGGCGATAGGCGGTAACGGAAACTTCAAAGCTTCAGCTTTCCACGCAGCCAGCGCGGGGGCTAGATGAGGGAGCTCGCCACGCTCTACAGCATTTGTAACGAGCATCGGGCTGTCTAGATTAGTGTCCGCGTTCTTATTTAGGAACTCCCGTAGAGCAGAAAACCACCCACGCCTAGCCTCAATCCAAGGCCGCGGTGGCTGTTCCGTCCAGCGGTAGTAGCCTCCGAGCATCATCTGGTTACGGATGCGCCATATGTCTAGTGCTTGGACTAAAGGCTCGCCGTCTGGGCGCTCCCAAGTATCCTCTAAATTCCGCAGCGCTGCGCGTATGGTGTCGGAAAGTTTAAAGTCCAACTTTGAAATTGTGATACTCGAAGCTACAGAGCTGTCGGAACTAGATACAACGCCCAGCGTTTCCTTGATTCGTTTAGATACAGCGAGGCGGGCCTCGTCTATACTCTCGAGCTTTGGCTTGTCCGTTAGCAGGTGGAGCTTTCCAGGATACCTAACACCTTGGTCACTATCCAGGCACTCACTCCACTCCGTTATGGTTATCCAATCCCTAGGCAGAGGGCTCTTATCTCCAAACGCTAGCTCCATAAGGTGCGCAAAATCCCGGATGCTGTGGCGCGTAATGGTACCGCTCAAGAAAAAGAACTTAGTCTCGGGGCGAGCCTCCATATAGCGTAGAAACCTCATGGTTCTAGTGGCTTTAGGATTCGCTAGGCACTGTGCCTCGTCGGCGATAATGATATCGGGCTGCAGCTCGAAGAGTATATCCGCGCCGTTTTGTCTAGATAAAAAGTCGTAGGACATCCATTTAACTGAATCTGAGATGCTGAAGTGTTCGGAATACTCCTGCATCATACGGCTACCCTGATATACAAGGCCCGCTTTTGCCAAAATTAAAGCGCGGGCCTCGGGCCATAGGCTGGGGATTAGGCTAGCAACTAACGTTTTGCCAGAGCCTACAGCCAGCATACCGGCTAGGCCCCCGGTGTGGTAAGCCGCAACTAGAGCCTCTTTCTGTAGAGGTCGAAGCTCCATGCCTCCGGTGGGCTGAATTAGAGCCTCAATCGCAGGCCAGCTAGGCTCCACCAGCTCACTCGCAGAGCAGCGGGGTATCGCCACTATACGAGTGAGCTCTTTGCTAGAGCCTACAGACTTACTGTATTGGGCCTTGCAGAATACGAAGTCTGCCACTACTTGCTCCAGCGAATCTCGATACCGTCGATATCCTCAAGGGCAATGAGGCTACCATCGAAGTGCTCGAGCATAAAGCTGGCTTCGTGGGGTGGAATGGCTTTGTGCTTAATGTATTGACGCACGGCCGCAAACAATTGCTCTTGGTCGAGCGTGAGAACTGTGATGGTTTCTTCTTCGAGTTTTATCGTTTTCATTTTTACTCCTGAAGTCGTAAAGACTTCGTATACTACTTTGCACAGTTTGCGGACGAAAGTAAACACTACTTCAGCCCCATCACCACAGTTTCTGAGCGAGCACTGAGATGTTCGATTGCGAGAGAAGATAGGTCATCTCGAGTTGATACGAAGATGGCATCCGCTGTAATATCCATACGGCCCAGTTCCGCAGAGATAAGGCCTTTGCCTTTGCCGTAATCGTGGAGCCTCCAGTCTGGGACCTTAGACACCTTAGCAACGTTAGCCGCTACCTGAGACATAATCTCTGCAAAGTTTACAATCTGAAGGTCTTTTGTCACCGGCATACAGTCGATGAATAAGAACTTGATAGGCTTTGCACCCTTCGGGGCCTCGGCTCGGCGTGCCAAGTCCTCGCGCGTAAGACCTTTCTTCGAGGCTTCAGAAAATTGAAGCTCGGCCTTGGGCAGTTGATTAACTATCGGATGTGTACTGTCTACCATTTCTAACCCTCCATCGTGTTCTGCTTTCGCACATATGGCAAAGTGTTTGCACCCACCATACTCTTTACAGGCCGCACCAAAGTTGGCTTTGACTTGGCCGATTGTTTTTTTCGAATCCTCGTACATCTCCCGGATATACCTCGATTCGGTATACTCCCAACGAGTAAGTACCTCTTCGAGTGTTAGTTCTGCAGAGATTAATCTTGGTTCCGCTACGATGTCAAGAGGTATTTGTATATGCGCCACAGTGATTCGCATAGCGTCTGGCGCGAAGATGCTAGCCACTGCGTAGGCGTAGCTCACCAGCTGTATATCTTCTCTTAACTGCTCGGGCGTAAGGGCGTAGTTGAAATTGCCCATGGTCTTGAAGTCATAAACCTTTGGATGCAGAGGATTGCGAAGGTCTATGATATCGGCTTTCTGTCTCACGAGGATATTGCCTGGCAGCTCTATGGGTAGCCAGGTCTCGGACTGTACACCCTCTTCGCGTGGAGGGCTGAGCTCTAACACCTTGAGAAGTTTAGGGTCCTCGGGGAGTAAGCCCTTTAGATAGAAGTTTTCGAGCTTTTCGTGCACCTCAGTACCGCGGGCCATCTTCGCAGTAGGTGGCGGCTTTAGGTCTAGGATGTAGTTACAGAACCACCTCCTTGGGCAGGATGCGTAATCCTTAACCTTAGTTGGCGAGATCTTAAATGGTTCGTTCACCTTAGAGCCCTCTCAGGGTCGACCATATACAGGGCGATGCCGATAGCGTCTATTACATCATCAGTATATTTCTTTGGGAGTACTGCTTGTTCTTCCCAAGTGAGGCTCTTGAGTATCCTGCTGCATGCGATTTTCTTAGGTAGCTGACCTTTCCACGTTTCAGGTGAAAACGTAGAACAACAAAAGTCTGTAGGGTGGCCGAAGATTGTTATGATGGCCTGCGCTTTGCCTGCCGCCACTGCCAGGTCTACAATATCCTTTTGTCTTCCCTTTTGATATTTCAATGGCCGCACTACAGGAACCTCAATAGCCGCCTCAGTAAATTCAAGGCCCAGCTCTTGGAGGGTTTTGTAGAGATCTTTCGTCATACCCGCAGCAAACAAACGCTTATCTTCGAAGATGGCGTAAGCGTTACCTTTAGTAACCCCGGGGTCTATACCAATTCGATACATTAGTAATTCTCCCTGTCTCTAAGTGCCTGTTGGAGTACGGCTATTCGCGATTCGAGAATCGCGATTACGTGCTCCGCCCCGTACTTTTCCTCCCTGAGCTCCATAACCGCCAGCTCTAGGTCGGAAACCGCCAGGGTAAGAGACGGCCAAACCTCAAACAGGTCCATCTCAGTGCTATATGCGTCGTGCATATGGCTGCGAATGTCTAGAAACAGCGAGCTTATCTTTTCTTCGGTGTCCATACTTGGAGCTCTCCTCTATCGTTGCGTACAGTCTTTGCGCCTTTATACCAACGGTCCATAAGTACAGGCGAGGCCCCGATTTTTACATCGGGTACCCACTTTGCCATCTCACGAACCATTAGCTCCGATAGAGCGTCTCCCGCGTGCGCGGCTTTGTCAATCGGCGATTCAATAATAATCTGGTCGTGAATGAACGAGTAGGGGTACGAACCCGATAGTGGCCCGGCCTCGTTGAAACACGCACGCACCGTAGCGTAGAGTGCTTCCTTTGCGCCGTCTGCGGCCAAGCCTTGGAATTGATAGTTACAATACGCCGTATAGGACAGCCCCGAGGCTATACGCCTAGACTTCCAGTGTTCCAGCCTACCGTCTCCGAAATCTCCAGACACTTCCGCCGCTACCTGAAAATATTGCTGCATCTCCGGCCACGTATACAGCCACGTGGTGCGCAGCTCGTGGGACTGTTCCGGCGTAATCTTAACACCCGCTCCCTTCGCGTAGTCGACGAACGTGTTAGCGGACATGCCTCCTGCCAGGCCGAAGTTAGCTACCTTAGCTAATTGGCGGGCCTTGATTAGGCGCGAATCTTCTGCATCGTAAAGCGCCTTAGCCTCCGAGTATGAAACGTTACAGAGCGAGGCCGCCACCATAAGGTGCAGGTCTTTACCTGCGTTAATGGCTTGGGCCATGGTGCTACGCCCGAAACGCCAGAGGTGAATCTGCGCGAGACAGCATAGCTCCAACGTATCGTAGTCACAACTCACAAACAGGTAGCCTGGGTGTGGAACGAGGCACGCTCTAACGGCATCGTTTCGCGGCCATTGCTGGACGTTGGGCTTGAAGCTAGACGTGCGGCCAGTTTCCAAGAGTGGGTTATAGGTCGTCTGTATACGGCTCTCCGCTGCACGCTGGAGTAGGGGTACGTAGGTGGAAAGCAGTTTAGCGTTGGCAGAGATATCCGCCAGATGCGTTAGTAGCTCCTGGTTAGCATCTCGCAGCGTCTGCTCATCCGTCTGCACGTTGCCCTTTTCTGTCTTAGGCACAGGCTTTCCTTGGGAGGTAAAGCCTTCCTCTACTAGAGCCTTAATCTTCGCCATGTTGCGAGTAGGCTCTCCGCTCTTTGCTAGCTTCAGCTCTCCGGTCTTCGTGCGATGATAAATATCACCAGCAATAAGAGCCATCCTACCAGCCTCGAGATCGTGTCTGAGTCCATGCTCTAAAGCGTTAACACTCTCGGCATCCGCGAGCAAGCCCCGGAGGCTAGTCAGGTGCAGTGCCCAGTGCATACGCGTCTGGCGCCGGGCTTCGGCTAGTATCCTATTGTTTGCAGCCACCGAGAGTTTCTTATAGAGCTCCAGCGTAGTGATGGCATCATCTTTCGCGTACCGCACGGCCTCATATGGGTACTCGCAAATAGGCAAGTTGTGAAACTCACTGAACCTAGTCCTATAGGTGTCTTCGCCTTTGTCTAGGCTCTTTTTGAGATACCTAGATGCAAGGCCCGCCAAACTATAGGCGCCTTTTTCTTGAGCTAAACACCCCGCCTCGATATCCATGAGCTTTGCTAATATCTGAGTATCGATTACGCGGTCTTCCTCATATGCCTGCCACACTAGGTGTTGATGCCTAGGGTAGTGCTTCCAAAATACACCCATGTCGAATGCCGCGTTATGCATAACGAGCATACGCTCACGGTCCGCGACGTACTGCAGTACCGCGCCTTCTACGTTAGGCGTAGGGTACAGCTCCGCAGTGTTACCCTCGCAGGTCGATACGCATACCGGCCGCGGGGTTTTATCGTCGTCCGTTATCAGGAACGTTTCGAAGTCTAAAGCTACTAAGCGCATGGCCACCCCATATCGTCCGCGATATCGCGGGCCGTGCGTTTGCACTCGGAGGCCAAAGAGTAGACGTGAAAGGCTAGTCTAGATGCGTCAGTAGTATCCAGAGCACTAAGGCTAGCACTAATGCGAAGCAAGTCATGGTAAGCATGAACCACATATTGAAACGCCTCCGCCTCTACATCTACCTTGGGAGCTTCTACAGCATCCCCTTCATTGAAATCAAAAGAAACCTGTTTCGAGTTGTCCATTTCTCTTTTTCTCCTTTCACGGTCTTAATCATAGCGTCTAGGTTTTCTAGAGTTCTGATTAAGTTCGCTCTCGTATTTAATAGGTATTGCGAGGTAAATGCAATACTGCTCAGGTGTTCATACCTTGGGGATATGTCTGAGATTGGGTCTAGCACATCCTCAACTTTAGACAGTTGGCGGGCCACGATGGTGCGGAAATGCTGGAGACTGACAAGGTCGTCGGACAACTCCGTAAGCTTTGCAGCTTGAGCGTTGGCGGCGGCCTTGTCAGAACTCTTAGACATTAGTCACTCACAATAGAGCCGAGGAGTTCGTCTTCGCGCAGAAGCATAAACTCATCACCGTTGACGTACACCACCTGGCCGCTATATCGGCCAAAGAGCACACAGTCTCCAACCTTCGCAGACGTAACTGCGGGGCCGGTGGCTGTAACCGTTCCACGTAGTGGCTTCTCTTGTGAGCTTCGCGGCACAAAGAGCCCGCCTTTTGTGGTCTCCTCTGCCTCTTGGCGTTTGACCTGTACACGGTCCTTGTGGGGTTTGAGCCTTTCCATTACGCCACCTTCTTTCCGGTATTCTTAAGCCCCGGAGCGAGGTCCATAAGCCTCCACGTGCAGCGGGTGTAAAGCTTGCCGGTGGTCTTAGACGGCTTATCGATTGCCACACAGTGCAGGCGCGTACCTTTGAGGGGGTTGGTATTGGGGTTAGTAACCGAGGCCAAAACCTGGGCCGTTGTGGAGTCGAAGGGTGCACTCATACAAGTGGCCACAAACTCTTTCGCGTCCGCTACTACGAAATCGTTCGACAGATTAACCATGAACGATACGTTGGAGCCGGTTTCAAATTCCGGGTTGGTGGACTTATCTACCGTAAACTCCGCAACGAAAAACGTCGCACGCTTTTTCGTCGACTGAATCAACTTACAGCTCTCCACTGTGAGTTCGAAAACTCCGGGTTTAATAAATGGGAGAGTGTGCGTTTTGCTCTTTGCATTATCCCATGCGCTTTCAAGTTCTTTAAGATTTGCTTCCATGTCTAGTCTCCACAATGCGTTTAGTGTCTCGCAACGCTCGCTGCAAGATTACGGTTATCTCATATCGGTCGGTAAAGTCGGAAGGAGTGAGCTGGTCCGATCGCAATGCGC